AGTGAGATAGGAGGTTAATCATGGCTAATATAGATGACTTTAAAGCAAATTTAATCGGTGGTGGTGCAAGAGCTAATCAGTATAGAGTAACAATTACTCCACCTGCAGGAATTGCAATAGGACTTGATGTAAGTAGAACTTCTTTCTTATGCACTGCTGCAGCATTGCCTGGCTCAACACTTGGAACTTTTGATGTTCCATTTAGAGGTAGAATAATTACCATAGCTGGTGACAGGCCTGCCTTCCCAGATTGGACAACAACTTTCTATAACGATACTGATTTTATGATTAGAAATGCAATGGAAAGATGGAATAATGGTATTAATGATTTTGCAAATAATACTGGAGTAACATCTCCCTCTGACTATCAAACAGACTTAACAGTTGAACAACTAGATAGGGATGATACAATTCTTAAAACTTACATCCTTAGAAACTGTTTTCCATTGAGTGTAGGTGATATTGCATTATCAAGTGCCGAGGCCACAGAGATTGAAACTTTTGATGTAACTTGGAAGTATCAGCATTTTGAAGCTTCTGGCGTAAACTTCTAATTATAAACCTACTAAATAGTATAAACCCTAGTAGGAGATATTATGGCTGAACTTTTTGGTTTCAAATTTGAAAGAATTAAAAACACCAGCTCTCAAGAGAAATTTACTGAACCTAGTTCAGAGGATGGTTCTTTTGAGGCAGCTGGTGGTGGTTTTTATGGACAACTTCTAGATACAGATGGTAGAGAACGAACTGAAAATGATTTAATTCGTCGCTATCGTGATATTGCAATGCAACCAGAGTGTGACAGTGCAATTGAAGATATTGTTAATGAGGGTATTGTTTCTAACGAAAAAGACCAAGCAGTTTCCATTGAATTAGATGGATTGATGTATCCCGCAAAAATTAAAAATAAAATTAGAGAAGAGTTTAATCACGTTCTAAGTCTTCTTGATTTTGATACTAAAGGTCACGACATATTTAGACGTTGGTATGTTGATGGTAGATTACATTATCATAAAGTTATTGATACTAAAAATCCAAGAAAAGGTGTTCAAGAACTTAGATATATTGACCCAAGAAAAATTAAAAAAGTTAGAGAAACTAAAAAAGATTTAAAGCCTGGTTCAAGTGTGGAACTTATTAAAAAAGTAGAAAACTATTATATTTACAATGATAAGGGATTATATGTACCAAACTCTGGAACATCCGAAGGTATTAAAATATCTGCAGATAGTATTACTTACGTTCCGTCTGGATTAATTGACCAGAGTAAAGGTACTGTTCTATCGTATCTACATAAAGCAATCAAGCCTGTAAATCAGTTACGCATGATTGAAGATGCGTTGGTTATTTACAGAATATCAAGAGCCCCAGAAAGAAGAATATTCTACATTGATGTGGGTAACTTACCGAAGATAAAAGCAGAACAATATCTAAAAGATGTAATGAATAGATACAGAAACAAACTGGTCTATGATGCATCTACTGGTGAGATACGAGATGATAGAAATCATATGTCAATGTTAGAGGATTTCTGGTTACCAAGACGAGAAGGTGGTAGAGGAACAGAGATTACCACATTGCCTGGCGGTTCTAATCTTGGTGAGATAGATGATATCACTTATTTTCAGAGAAAACTTTATAGGTCGTTGAATGTTCCTATTTCAAGAATGGAAGCAGAACAAGGTTTTAGTCTTGGTCGTTCAACAGAGATTACAAGAGATGAACTTAAATTTACTAAGTTCGTACAAAGACTTAGAAAGAAGTTTACACCTCTATTTACAGATATCTTAAAAACACAACTAATACTTAAAGGTATTATTACTTTTGAGGATTGGAGTAAAATAGGACAACATATTCAGTATGACTTTTTACAGGATGGTCATTTTGCAGAACTAAAGAAAGCAGAATTACTTGAAGATAGAATTAATGCATTAGGTAGTATAGAGTCTTATATTGGTACATTTTTTAGTAAAGCTTGGGTACAGAAAAATGTATTAAACTTTACTGATGCAGAGATAGAAGATATGCAAAGACAGATTAATAAAGAGGCTGGACTAGAACCAGATGAAGGTGGAGTTGCCGTACCAGATGGTTCAGATGGTATTACAAGATATCCACAAGTTGATGGTGCACCAATACCAGCTGATGACGTAGCAAAATTTGGTGGTGACGCACCACCAGAAGATAATGGAGGACAATAATGAGTGCAAAAGATTTCGTAGATTCGTTAAATATTGGAGACAATTTAAGTGCAGAGAATGCATTTAAAGAAGTGATGACAGACAGAGTTGCCAGTGCTTTAGAAACAAAAAGAAAAGAAGTGGCTGGTTCTTTTGTGAGAAATCACATACCAGAAGTAGAGGAAAATGAAGAAGTTTCATCAGATTAACTTGCCTGAAAAAGACGAGCACAAGAAAACAAAAGAGTATAAAAAACTTTCTCCAAAAATGAAGGAGGCAGTAGATAATATCTTTGCAAAAATGGATGCTAAGCCCTCGGATTTCCTAAATACTTTTGAAAAAACTATACGAGAAGTATCAAAAAAATATAAGGTGCCTGAAAAACAACTTATGAATTATTTTGAAAAAGAAATGTTAGCAATTTAGGAGTGAATTATGGCAATCAGATTAATAAGACATATCGGAATAATTAATACACTTGGAGATGATGCAGCCCACTCTTTAGATGTAGGTGTAATAAGTCCTAATAGTGCATTAAGAGTTACAGAGGTTGGTGGTAATGATGTCTCTGTAAAAGTAACAGAAGGGGGAACAGCTGCAACTGCAACAAATGGTATAACACTTAAAGCAAATAGCTCTACCCTTATAGTTCCAGACACAAAACCAACAATGGGCCCTGGAGAAGTATTACTAAATGGAACAGATGTCACAGGAACTACTGATGCAGGAGAGAGGATAGATTTAGAAGCTGGAGTAGACGCAACTGGTGGAACTCACTTATTTTATGACAGAGCAGAGACAAATTTTACACTATCTGCAATAAATGAAACCTCTGGTAGTGACGCAATTATTCGTGTGGAAGAAGTTACACACGTTAATACAATTTAGGAAAGATTATGGGATACACATTAAAATTAATATCTGAACATATTGAAAATCCAGATTATCTTATAGAAGAAAAAGATGGTAAAAAGGATTATAAAATAAAAGGTATATTCATGCAGGCCGATGTAAAAAATAGAAATGGTCGTGTATATCCTATGGAAGTACTAAATAAAGAAGTAAAAAGATATAACAAAGAGTATATTAATGAAAAACGTGCGTTTGGAGAGTTAGGTCACCCAGATGGCCCAACAGTAAATCTTGAGAGAGCATCTCATATGATTACTGGTTTATATCCAGACGGAAAGAATTTCATTGGTGAGGCTAAAATACTTAGTACACCAATGGGAGAAATTGTAAAAAATCTAATGGACGAAGGAGCAAAGCTCGGAGTTTCATCTAGAGGTATGGGAAGTTTAGACCAAAAGAATGGTGCTAACTATGTGAGAAATGATTTTTATTTGGCAACAGCAGCAGATATAGTTGCAGACCCATCTGCCCCTAATGCTTTCGTAGAGGGTATTATGGAGGGAAAAGAGTGGATTTGGAATAATGGTATGATAAGTGAAGCTGATGTTGAAGAAATAAAAGAAAATATTGAGGAAAACAGTCGGACAAACAATTCTAAACAGAATGCATTAGAGTTCGCGAAGTTTCTTCAAAAGCTATGATTTTATAAATAATAGTTAACAGATATAAGGAGATAATCCCCATGGCGAATGAAATAGATAAAACTATTGAGGAATTGGAGGCAGAAGTACTTGATGAGCTTGAAGAAGCTAATGGTGCAGATGCTCCTATGAAATCAGCGGCTCCAGCCGAAAAAGTCAAAATGGAAAAGGACTACGAAGATACAGGTAGTGCTGTCGTAGACCCAGAACAAAAAGATGCCCCAGCCAAAAAAGTTGCTGCCAAAGCCAAAGAAGTTTCTGGTGATGTCGCACAAAAAAGTGAAGGGCCTCCAGATAAGATGGACACAGGTAATGATGGCATGAAAAAAGTTGCAAAACCCCTTGCTGCAGGTGACCAATTTGATTCAGAAGGTGAAGACCTTTCTGAAATGGACAAAATGGAAATGATGAAAAAAGAAATGGCCAAGATGACTAAGGCTGAAATGTATGAAAAAATGCAAGAAATGATGAAAGGTGCCAAGAAAGAAAACCTCATGGCTATGTTTAAAGGTATGAAACAAGCCAATGAAATGGAACATGAGGAAGAAACTGAAGCATCTAAACTCAAGAAAGAAGCTGTCGAGAGTCGGTTAAAGACTATTGATGTTTCTGAGCATGTTGAAGCGTTAATGACAGGTGAGGGTGACCTCTCTGAAGAATTTAAGCGTAAAGCAGCAACTGTATTTGAAGCTGCAGTAAAATCTAAAGTTCGTTCAGAAGTAGAACGAATGGAAGAAGAGTACAAAACTGAACTGGAAGAAAATATAACCACAACAAAAGAAGAGTTAACCGAAAAGGTTGACACATATCTAAACTATGTTGTCGAAGAATGGATGAAGGAAAATGAACTTGCTATTGAGCGAGGCCTTAAAG